GCTCTGAAATGCTGCTGGTCAAGGCTGGCATGCTGCCGGCGGGGTGGGTCACTGTGCCGGGTTCCTACGCCATGCGCAACCTGCTTGACGGCTTCGGCAACATGAAAGGGCAGTACTACAGCCAGATCATCCGCAACCTGCAGCTCAAGACGCGCGAAACGCGCATGGCCAAGCCCATCAGCGCGGCCAGCATGAAGCGCGCGGCCCGAATGGGCGTTGAAAACGAATTCTTCGCCGTCACCCCAGGCAAGAACGCGCTTGCCAAAGGTGGCGGCTGGCTCCCGCCGGGCGTCTACAAACGCACCGGCAAAAACGGCCGCGAGCTGATTCAGTACCTCAAGTTCGTGCGCAAGGCCAGCTACCGGCCGCGCCTGGATGTGGTCAAGATCGCCCGCGCCGAGGTGCGCGCCAGCGCCAACGCCGAATTCAGCAAGGCATGGGCCGGCGTCATCGGGCGCTTTGCCGCGCGCAAGGGCATCACGCGATGAACCTCGACGCCACCTGCACCCAGGCTCAGTTTGGCGAGCTGGTCGGCATCAGCCAGCCCGCCGTCAGCGACCTGCTTGCGCGCGACGTGATCGCGCCCGGCGCCACGGCCGGCGCCTGGCTCATCGACTACTGCGCCCACCTGCGCGAACAGGCCGCCGGACGCGGCGCCGATGGCGAGCTGGCATTCCAGCGCAGCGAACTGGCCCGCGTCAGCCGCGAGCGCGCCGAAATCAAGCTGGCGCTGGAGCGCAAAGAGTACGCCCCTGTTGCACTGATCGAGCAAGTGCTCGCCACCGTAGGCCGCACCATCGCCGGCTCGCTGGAGGCCCTTCCCGGCACCCTGCACAAACGCTGCCCCGCGCTCACGCCCGAGGATCTGAAGATCGTGCAGATTGAGGTGTCCAAGGCCTGCGACCTGGCCGTGGCCGCCTCGCTGGCCAACCTGGACGCCGCCGAAGAAGCCGCCGAGCCTGACGCCACCGAGCAGGATGCCGAGGCGATGCTGTTTGAAGAAGGTGGTGCGTGATGGGCATGAGTTCCCACCAAAGCGCACGAATGAAAAACGACGAGTGGCTGACGCCGCCGGAAATCATGCGCGCTCTGGGTGATTTTGACCTCGACCCGTGTTCACCCATCAATCGCCCGTGGCCGACCGCAGCCGAGCACTACACCGTCGCCGACAACGGACTTGGAAAACCATGGTTTGGGCGCGTCTGGTGCAATCCGCCGTTTGGCCGAGAGGCCGTCGTCTGGCTTGAGCGAATGAAAGACCACGGAAACGGCGTGGCGCTCATTCCGGCGCGCACCGAAACCGCCATGTTCTACCAAACCGTGTGGGGCCATGCGGATGCGGTGTGTTTCCTTCGAGGGCGACCGCACTTCCACTATGTGGACGGCCGACGCGCCCCATTCAACAGCGGTGCACCGATTGCCTTGGTGGCGTATGGCGCAGCCAACATGGTTGCGCTGCAGAACAGCGGTCTTGGTTTTGTGGTCAGCGCCAAATAACCATGTCCGCCCGCGACCTCCCCCCCGAAGCCCTTGCCGCCATCTGGCAGCACCTACAGCCCGGCCTGCGGGCCTCGCTGCGCGCATCGGTGGCCAAAGGGCTGGAGGCGCTCAAGACGCCCGAGCCGCTCAACCTCAATGAATGGGCCGAGCGGCACTTCTACCTGTCGGCCGAATCCAGCCAGACCGAGCAGCGCTGGGTGTCGTACCCGCCCCAGCGCGCCATCCTGGCCATGATGGGCGACGACGACATTGAAGAGGTGGACGTGCGCAAGAGTGCGCGCGTGGGATATACCAAGATGCTGCTCGCCAGCGTCGCCTTCGACGCCCAGCACAAGCGCCGCAGTCAATGCCTGTGGCAGCCCACCGACGACGACAGCGACGAATTCTGCAAGTCCGAGCTGGACCCCATGCTGCGCGACGTTCGCATCATGCGCAGCGTGCTGCCGGAGTTCATGGCCAAGAGCAAGAGCAACACCATGAACATGAAAAAGTTCCTGGGCTCTATCCTGTACCTGAAGGGCGGCAAAAGCGCCGGCAACTACCGGCGCATGACCCTGCAAAGCGCCAAGCTCGACGAATTCGACGCCTTCGACCTCAAGATCGAAAAAAGCGCCGACCCCTTCACCCTGGCCCACAAACGGCTCGAAGGCGCCACCCATCCCAAGATCCTGTGCGGCACCACGCCCCGCATCAAGGGCCTGAGCCATATCGAAAAGCGCGAAAACGCCGCCGAGGCCCGCCTCAACTACCGCATCACCTGCCCGCACTGCGGGGTGGAGCACCCGCTCATGTGGGGTGGCGGCCACGTCGCCTACGGCTTCAAGTGGGACCGCGAAGACCCCGAAGGCACCGTGCGCCACCACTGCCCCCACTGCCGCGGCGCTATCACCCAGGCCGACTACCTGGCCATCTGGGATCAAGGCGTGTGGGTCAGCGACTGCGGCAACTACCGCTGCCACTACGCGAGCGGCGCCGGCCCCGATGGGCGCGACGACTACTACTGGACCGACGGCGCCGGCATGCGCCTGCTGCGCCCGCCGCGCCACGTGGCCGTGCATATCTGGACGGCCTACAGCCCGCAAACCACCTGGGCCGCCATCGTGCGCCAGTTCCTGCAATGCGTGGCCGCCAAAGAAGCCGGCGACAAAGCGCCGCTGGAAGGCTTCATCAACGAAACGCTGGGCGAAACCTGGGAAGAAGAAGTCGAAAAAACCGACACCCACGCCCTCATGCTGCGCGCCGAAGACTACCCGCTGCGCCGCGTGCCCGTGGGCGGCCTGCAACTGGTGGCCGGTGTGGACGTGCAAGACAAGCGCTGGGAAGTCACCGTCTGGGCCATCGGCCGCGGCTGCGAAATGTGGACGGTTGACTACCAGGTCATCGACGGCAACCCAGCCGACGAGCGCGAATGGGAAGACCGCCTGCACCCCTACCTGCAAACCCCATTCACCCACTGGCACGGCGCTCCCATGAAGATCGCCGCAACCGCCATCGACACCGGCGGCCACTACACCCACCAGGCCTACGCCTTCTGCCGAGTGCACCACGGGCACAAATACTTCGCCATCAAGGGCGACAGCCAGGACGGCAAGCCCATCAAAGGCCGCGCCAGCCACCAGGATGTGAACTACCGGGGGCGCATTCTGCGCAACGGCGTCAAGCTCTGGCTGGTGGGCACCGACACCGCCAAAGACCTGTTCTTTGGCCGCCTCAAAGTCACCCAGCCCGGCCCAGGCTACGTGCACTTCAGCAAACACCTGCCGGCCGAATGGTTCAAAGGCCTCACCAGCGAAGTGCGCCGCCCCGTGCGCACCCACAGCGGCACCAAACACCGCTGGGTCAAGACCGTGGCCCGCAACGAGCCGCTGGACACCACCGTCTACGCCCTGTTCTGCTCCGAAGTGCTCGACCACTACAAGATGACCGACGCCCAATGGCGCCGCCTTGAAAACGACCTGCTGCCCGACCTGTTCGACCCCATCCAGGACATGCCGGCGCCCGCCGTGCAGACGCTTGCACCGCTGGCCATCGGCAAAATCGAAGTGCGCAATGGCGAGCAAAAAACGCCAGAAACCGTCAGTCCGGCAGCGGTCCAAAGCGCAACACAGCCAGCCATTGAAATCAAGGCGTCTACAGAGACGCCATTGATGCCAAACCAACAACGCCGGGCCAAAGCAGCCCGCGCAACCGCCCGCGCTGCCGCACCACAGAGCCCACTTGCCAGCCCATTTGCCAAACCAGACTGGAACGCCCGCACATGAAGCACGTCACCACCCACCACGCGACGCCCGACTCCGCCAGGCAAGACCCCATCAAGCCGCCAGCGCGCAAGATCCACCGACAACACCCCGATGACTACCGCGCCTGGCTGCACGGCCTGTTCGCCCGCGCCCAGCGCGCCGCGCTGGACCGCTTCGACGGCATCCCCGACAAAACAGAGCGCACCGCCAGCCGCCTGGCCGAGCTGCAACTCCAGGCCCTGTGCGAGGAAGAGGGCGGCGACGACATCTACATCCCCGCACCCGACAAAACAGCGCGCAACGCCACCATCTGCGCCGAATTCAATGGAACCAATCACGAAGAAGTATGCCGTCGGCACGGCATCGGGCGGTCCAGGCTGTACGAAATTGTTGCCGACCGCTCCCGGTGGTCGGTCGGAAATCCGCCTTTTCCCCTAAAAACCGGACGCCGAAGCACCTAGCCTTGGGCCATGAGCACGCCCCTCGAAGACGCCCAGGCCATGGTCACGGCCTACACCCAGGCCGAGCTGCAAATCCTTGCCGGAAAAGAAGTCCGCATGGGCGGCCCCGGCCTCGACCGCTGGCTTCGCTTTGAAGACCTGGAGCAAATCCGCGCCGGGCGCAAAGAGTGGGAGGCCAAAGTCAAATCCATGCAAACCGCTGCCGGCGGCGCGCCCACCATCGGCGGCCTGGCCTACAGCGTGGCCAACCTGGCCGACAGCCGCACCCAGGCGTAACCAGCGCCCGCCGCGCCACCCAACAGCCCGCCGCCCATGCCAAAACCAGCACCCGCCCGCGCCGCCCCGTTGGCGGCCCTCATCGACCGCATCGTCGCCACCTTCAGCCCTGGCGCCGGGCTGCGCCGCATGGGCCAGCGCCGCGCCCTGTGGGCGGCCGGCGAATACGACGCAGCCACACCCAGCCGCACCCGCAAATTCCACCGCGACGGCCTCAGCCCGAACCAGCTCACCCAGCAAAGCGCCGAAGCGCTGCGCGCGCAAGCCCGACAGCTCCACCGCAACCACGACATCAGCCGCGGCATCCTGCGCACCATGGTCAACAACATCGTTGGCCCAGGCGGCATCGGTGTGGAGCCGCAACCCCGGCGCAAAGACGGCAGCATCCATGAAGCCTACGCCGCAACCCTGCGCGCCCTGTGGGCCGAGCACAACAAAGCCCCAGAAGTCACAGGCCGCCACACCGGCGCCAAGGTGCAACGCCTGCAATGCCTCACCTGGCTGCGCGACGGAGAAGCCTTTGCCCAGGAGCTGCTCGGCCCCGTGTCAGGCCTCATGCACGGCAGCGCCGTGCCGCTGAGCCTGGAGCTGTTCGAGCCCGACCTCGTGCCCTACGCCTACCAGGACGGCACCCGCATCCAGCAAGGCATCGAGCGCAACGCCTGGGGCCGCCCGGTGGGCTACTTTGTTCTCAAACGCCACCCAGGAGAAGGCGCTGCCGCCATCTATGGCAGCGGAGACCTCAAACGCATCCCGGCCGACCGGGTGCACCACATCGCCATGCTCGACCGCATCGGCCAGATGCGCGGCGTGAGCGAATTCGCCAGCATCATCACCCGGCTGGAAGACATCAAAGACTACGAAGAAAGCGAGCGCGTCGCCGCCAAGATCGCCGCCAACCTCACCGCCTACGTCAAGCGCAGCAACCCCGACGGCTACGCCGGCCCGGAGACCGATGAAAACGGCGACGCCATCCCGCGCCAGATCAACATGGCCGCCGGCATGATCATCGACAGCCTGGCGGTTGGCGAGGAAATCGGCCTCATCGACAGCAGCCGCCCAAACCCCAACGTCGTCACCTTCCGCCAGGGCCAGTTGCGCGCCATCGCAGCCGGTGCCGG